AGTTGTCTGTATCTGATACCACTAGAAACTTCTGCTGCTTCTTCAATAATGTCATCTATTTGTGCTTTACTAAAAGGTATCAAGACATCTTCAATAAATCTGTCACCTCTTGGTTTTGCATTTGGTTTTCCTGTTGTTCTTATTTGTTGCTCTTTAATTGCATGCGTTGCTTCATCAGTATGTTTATTACTAAAAGCAACACCTTTAGAAAAATTATCAGCACTATTTCTAAATGCTTTTGCTTGAGCTGTTATTGGCACACCAATCAAACCACCAAGTATTCCACCAAAAACAGTCGCAGCACCAACACTCATTCCAACCTCACCAGGGGTTGCAAGAGGGTCAAATGGATAACGAGTCATCTCTTGAGCAGCAACAATAACTCCAGTACCAGCACCCACTCTCACAGCAGAACGAGCAATACCAACAGTTGGGCCGCCAAAAGGTAATGCTATAAAATTAATAGGGTCTAAGAATGCTGCTCCGAGATTCTGCCAGAAACCACCCATTCTAATTATTTCTCTTCTTGCTATATTTTCATCAAGAACTCTTTTCTTAAATTCAAAATGGTCAAGATTCTTTGCATCAGCAAAATACAATGCATGCTCTTCGTATCCACGAATGAGTTCTTCATCAAAAGGATTAAAGTTTGGGTCAAACTCAACCTCTTCTTTATCCTTAAACTCTTGAAGAATTTTAAACTCATCAATATTCTGTTCTTCTGGTTGATTACGCAAGCCATCATAAGTAACTGGTGGCATACCAGCCAAACCCATATAATATGAAAAAGGTCTAGCAAATCCTTTTGTATTAAACTCTATATCTTCATTAAATGCTTCAAACTGAGAATCATAACTAAATCCAAACATTGCTTGAGTAGAATCCCAAAATGATGGTGCTAGTTGTTCTGTTGGAAGAAATCCTTCTATATCGGCAAGACCACTTGGTCTGTACGCATTATCAATAAGAAATTCAGTCTTCTCACTCATCTAACAAATAATCCATAAAATCTATTCAATGCATCTGTTCCAGTTTCATTTAAGCCTTGTTCTATTTGTTCTCTTCGTTCAACTCCTGGTCTTAACTGCTCCCTTAGTATATTGTCATATACTCCATCTTTATCAAAAGCAGCAGCAAGACTTCCAAGTGAAAAAACAAAAGGGAGTGCATCACCTTTAGTATTAGTTACAATTACCGGAGTAAGAGTTTCATTTGCTGTAACTCTCATTGCTTGGTAAATTATTTCATTTGCATTTGCAGTTTCATAAGCAACTAGAACTACTTTATCAATACCCTCTTTCTTAGCTTCTTCTTTCAATCTTTCTTTAAATATCTTTTCAGATATATCTTTTCCAGCTTTCAACTCTTTTGCATAACGTCTTTTGAATTGTGTAGGCAATGTATTTATTTGTGCATACACTTCATCGGTTGGTAGTGTTTGTCTTGAAAATTTATATTTTTTTAAGAACTCATCTGTCTGCACAGCATTAAAATCAAATACCATATTTGGAGGTAATCTATCATTTACATAGTCTACCATTGCAAGATACTTTGCTTCGCCTAAATGTATTGCTGGATGAAGTCTTGTATGAGTTGTAGAGAGAGTGTGCATATTAGAAAAATCCAATACATTACCATCAGATTCCATATAGTTTGTATCCATATACTCAGTAAGCATTGTTTTGAACTGTGAGTAATATTGCTTCAATCCAGACTTATCATTCCGTAATTCTGCATCCATTGCAGCAACACTCCAAAAATGTTCTGCTATATCTATTATTTCTTGTGGTGGCTGAAATAAAGATAATGCTGCTTTGTTATCTTTAGCTGGACCAAATATCTCTGTACTGTTTATTAAATCTTTAATTATTATTTCTCGATTAGCTTCTGTAGGAGAATAGAGAGTTTTGATATTTAGTTGCTTCTTTAATATTTTGAAGGCATCATTCATCTGGTCATTTGTTATTTCGCTATAAGAATTAAGTAAGTCAGAATATGGTGCATCATACTGAACCATAGTTGCTGTTCTTTCAGTAGGCATACCAATACCTTCATTATCTAATAAATTAAATGCTTGTTGATTTCCACCAGCTCTAAATCTAAGAATATGATTTATTGTTCTTAGTTCTTTGAAACTATCATTTATACTTTTAAAACCATAGTTACCAGCAAACTTATTAGTTCCCTTATATCCTATATATGAAACTTTTCTTCCATTTGCAGATGGCTGTGACTCAAGATTTATTCTATGAGTATCCATTGCTTTGAGAACAGACTCTTCAGCACCACCCATCATATTATATCCATCAACAAACTGATGAGGTAAATATCCCTCACCAATCAATTTATACATCAAATCAGTAACAGGATTCTTTTTAAGCGACTCTTCAGAAAAATAAAAACCCTTCATGTTTTCTTCAATAGTCTTATCTTTATCAATCAAACCTAAATTATTTTCATCATTATATTTTACAAGAGCTTCGAATAATATATTGTCTACCAGTCTTGAAGCTTTCTCATCTCTTTTCAAAGTTCCTTTGATAATATTATTCATATCATTTGCTTCATTTAGTGCTTCTTGTCTACCTGATTGTTCACTAATAGTGAGTGCTATTAGCTGTGATATAGAAGTTTCTAAATCTGTTCGTACTGGTTCAAGTTGTAAATCATCTCTTTCATAGTACTTTTCATAAGCAGCCAAATACTCTGGTTTAATTTTTGATTTAAGTTCTTCATTTGGATTTCTTACATAGCTTAAGAAGTTCTTTAGGTCTGTTGATTTCTTAGCATTGAGAACAAAGATACCCTGTTCTTCTATTTGATTTGGCTCAAGTGCAACAGATTTAGCAACCTCTCCAGCCACAAGTTTATTTATTTGTTTACCTAATACTTGTTCTAATCTTGCTCTATCAGCATTTACTATTGTACCAACATTCTTCGCACCACTTTCGGTAGCCCAATTTGAAAACCTTTTAATAAAATCATCGATAGTTTTTACAGCATCAGTAACGTCTTCATCAGTTCTTACTTCAAATAACTCATCTTCAATCACTCCTTTTTCTAACTCATATTTAAGAAGTTCTTCTCTTTTGCCCTGAATTTTTAATTCATTTTCTTTCTTTTGAACATTAGCTTCTATTCTTGATTCTTCTAATTTTCTAGTATTCGAGTAATTAGCTACTGCTGTTCTTATCTGACCAATATTATCTTCAGACAAAACATTTGTACTTGCAACCTTGTTAAAAAATTCAATAACTTTTTTTCTTGTTGGCTCATCAAAGTCAACTGAATTACCGCCAATATCAATATAAGAACGTAAATTACGTTCATCTCCATCTTGAAGATATAATGTTATTGCTTCCCAAGCTCCTGATGGCAGTATATCTCCGTTACTATCTTTTATTCGCTTAACTTCTTTTGCTAGTCTAATTGTAGCTGTTTTTGCAAGATAACCTTTTTTCTGTAATAACTTTTCACTATTAAATGCATCATTATTATCTGTGCTTAGTTGCTCAAACTTTTTTTCCAAAGCATTAACAGTTTCAGAAGAATATGGAATGTTTCTAAGACCTTCAATATCGGTATTAACAATGCTTAGTATTTCATTTGTTTCCTGTCTTTTTGAAGAACTAGATGGTTGAGAACTTGTAATTATTTGTTTTGTTAATTCTTTATATTTTGTAGAGAGAGCAACAAGACTATCCATCTGCCATCCCTCTGTACTATTTAAAATATCATTTAAGTCTGCTAGCTGTTCAGGATTGCTTTGTAAATTTTCACCAATGTATGTACCACCAGAAAGCAAATAACCATGCATATTATCAACATCTAATTTACTTAAACCTTCTTCACTATAAAGTTTAGCAACAGTTGAACTCAAATCTAAATTTGCTATTTTTCTTGAATATGATTGTGCTAATCCTTTTACTCTTGCTTGACCAAAAGTATTTTCTAATTCTTTTGAAGAGGTAACTACATTTTCTAATTGAGCCCTTATTCCAGCCATCAGCATTTCATCGCCTTGACGTTTTGCTTGATTATATTTTGATGCAAGACTTATAAACTCTTCTTCAATCATTCTCATACTTGCAAGGTTTGATGTTTCTCGTAAACCAGCTTGTATATTTGCCTTACCTAATGTGAGAGTATCAATACCATCATTCTTAATAATATCTTTAAATTCTGCTGGTGAGTTATCTACTAATGTATCAACATACGCACCAAACACATTTGCATATAATTCATCACCACCAGCAACATCTTTATATTTAAGAGCTAATTCTTTATGCTTTACCTCAATATCTTTTTGAATACTCCGCATAAATTTTTTATTAGCTAAAGTTTTGAATGACCTTCGTGCATTTGCTCCTAAGTCTTGAAACTCTTTTGTATCGTATGCTTCAAAATCACCATCAGCATTTAGTGTGTAGAACTTTTCCATAGGCATTGTTCTTGCAGCTTTTTCACCAGCTTCAGTTGATGCCAACTTCATTTCTTGCAATGCTATATTACTAAGCTTTTCAGCTTCTGCTGCTACACCAAGAAGCGATTGCTCCACAGCATTAGTACGTTGAATAACTCCTATAGGTTTGTTATTGAATGTAAGTTTTTGTTGTTTTAAATTTATAACCATTATGCGTATGTCTTGTAATCATGAAATGCTTTTATACCAGATGATACTGCTCGTAAGTATAGATATTGTGCTTTTGCATCACCCTCTATTCTAACTTGTTCTGCTTGTCTTCTATATTTATCATCAGTAAATAAAGCTTGCCTATCTAATCGAACAATATCTTTACCTACAGTTTTTTCTTGTTTCTTTTGAAATGCTCTAAAGCTTCTATCAAGACCAATATCTCTAGTAGTTCCACCACCTAACAAAGCTTCATTCTTATTCACATCATCAAAATAAGCATCCATCCTATCATTATGCTTTTGTAAATACATAATCTCATTACGTTTTTTATCTTCTTCAATCTCTCTTGCTCGAGAGTCTGCTTGTTGTTTTGCTGCGTTTGCTGCCGATGCAGTTGCCATAACTCCAATAAGAGAACTGGCTAATTGTAAAAATGGTAAAAATGGCATTAGAAAGCTACCTCCGCTACTATTGAATTAATCTGTAATGCCAATGGTGCATTCTGTGTAATAGTTATTTGTGGGTCACGACCAAATCCCAACAATCTAAATTCTTTCTTACCAGTAATTGCATTTCTTGGCTGGCTCATATCATCAGTTACCTGACGTATAATTAAATTAGTATTATTTACAGTAACGGAAAGAGTATTGTTCAAATCAAGAACAACTCTTTGTACTGTTCTAAACTCTCCAGTTAAAGGTCCATCTGCAACTACTGCATCTATTGGATTTGTTTTCAAAGTAACATCAAACTTCAGACCTATCTCTGCTGAAGATATAGAAGAGTCTACTGACGATACGTCCACATTACCACCAGACACAGTAAAACTCCCAAGATAAAAAGTCCCATTGACCACATCAACCACAGCTCCGTTTGCGAAATCGGAACTAACGCTGAAGACCCCATTAGTACCAGAATAAGTTTTAGCCAAATCAGTATTAAAGCTATTGCTAAACTCACAAAGAAAATATTTGTTAGTGCCGTCACCTTTATCAAATTTAACAACTGCATAAACACGTGTATCAATTACACAGACTGAATGAAATGAACCTTGACTTGTAAATTGTGTCCATCCAGCTCTTTGCTCCACTCTATTAGAATTAAACACAGCTATACTACCATCAGCATCAACAATAAATAAATAGTTTTCTGCACGACCTATTGCACCAGAAAGCATAGCCATTTGTATTGGTGTATTTATTAAATGACTTGATAGCGTTGAGATAGGTTGACCAGTATATCCTTTCACAGCATCAGAAAATATGAACTCTCGTACCATAGAACCTGATGAATCTACAAATACTGTTGCTCCATCATATAAGTAAGGTCGGAGAAAAGAAGAACCAAATGATGTCTGTCGTTCTATTGATGCGTTAGTTGGTGTAGTAACTGCACCTTGTAATGCTGGAACTATAAACTCATCTGTTGATGTAAATACATGTAAATCTTTATTTGATATTATGTGACGAATAGTATTGATGTCACCAATACTTGCTGTCAAATCAAGTGCATCATTATCTGCCGCTTCTCCTACATCAAAATTAAAAAACGTACCAGTCTTACTTCCCCATAATCCATCAGGTTGTCCAAGCGTTCCACCATACCATAAACGATTCTGATGAAAGGCTACTGCTGCTGGGAAACCACGCAATGCAGAGTATGACTGCTCAGACCATTCTGTAACTGGTGCATGCGTTTCTAGTGTAGGTGTACCTCCACCAGCAGCAGCAGATGTTGCATTTGCACCAGCAGTAAATGTAAATGTATTGTCATCTATAACTTCAGAAACTGTTCTTGCACCATTAAGATTTGACCTTGCTATGCCACCAACAGCAGAAGCATTATCAACTGTAAATGCTGCGTTTGCTGCCAAACCATGATTGAGTAATGTAACCTCCACAGTTCCAACACCCTCACTTGTTCGAAATGAATCAACCTTTAATCTTCTTTTTAAATTACCAAATACTGTGCCAGTTGCTTGTGTTGCAGATTGCACAGAAGTAATTTTAAACTCTGAATCATTGTATCTAAAGTTTATACCAACATGTAATGAGTTAGGATAATCACCACCAGATTGTGAACCAGTGGTATCCCAGTAAGCAGAACTTGTAGTAAAAGTAACACCACTACCACTTGTTGCACTTGGGTCAAGAGTTACACCAGGGGTTTGAAAACTAAAGTAAGGTTGATGCACAATTGTATTTGCTGAGTTTTGGTCAAATGTATATGTTTCAACAGCAAAAGAAGTAAGTCCTGTTCGCACAAGTTTTCTTACCATAAATGTTTGGTGAGCAATAAACATTGTATCACCTGACTGTGCATAGGTAACTTCATGAATATTATCGTGTGTAAAAGGTAATGCTGCACTACTACTATCTTGTGTGATAGTTGTTGCAAGCGTTACATTAAAAGATGTGTCTACTCTAAACACTCTTATCTTTAGATTTTCAAGAGAGATAATATATCGTTCATCATCTGAAAATATATAAGGTATTATTCTATGCTGTTGAGTTTTAGAAGTATCAACAGTTGTATCAAACTCATATATATTACTAAGACCAGCTCGTTTTATAACTCCACCTTCAGCTCTTAGAAAAAAGTTCTCTACCTTTTGTGCAGAGCTAGAATATACTTTTGAATCTGTTCTCGATATAAGTGATGGACTAACTTCACCAAACTGAAAGTTGGATAAAGGAACTCTTAGCTTTCTCATTCCTATCTCCTATTCTGAACAAAACGACCAGTTATTAGTTTTCTTGATGTTTGTTGTTGTGAGTCTACACTTCTTGCTTTTCTCATAGCAGCATCAGCTAATGTTGCCATTGTTTGTGTAAGAGAACCATCTCTTGCTATTGATGTAGCAAATACTTGTGCCAATCCATAAGCAACTGCCATCACAAAATAGCTTGGAAAAAATTCTTCTGTTTGTCTAAATGTATAATCAGCTACAACTGTATCTGTTGTAGTTGTATCAGCATATATCATATCGCCATATATTTGATATTCTATTGGATTGTCATTAACTGTTATTGCATGAACAATTAATGTATCATTAGGTTGTTGATATGCTAAATCAAATCGTGCTGTTGGTGCATCAGTTAATCTATTCAAAGCTTCTTGATTTGTTGCAAATCTCCATCGAGCATTCGTTAAAGATGTTTGAACTACGTCTTCATAAATATTTGCAGCAACCCTTGCTTCTGTTGTTCCATCATCAAAAGATGTAATAGGTTCTGCTCCAATAAAGATTAAACCTCTATTACAAATGTCAATTGCTGTATCTGATTTGGTACTGACTACTGCCATATTAGAGTAGGGGGATTTCTCCCCCTATCCTTAATCACTATCTGCGGTACTTAAATCAGAACCATCACCACAGTCAATAGCTGTAGCAGATACGGATTTAACAACAGTTGCAGATAAAGTTTTATGTGTTGAATTAGCATCACATATTAGTATGACATCACCCTCGTTCATCATCCCAAGAGCAGACTGACCATTCATTTCACCACCAGTAGCATCAGCAGTTGAAAAATAGTTTGCTGCTCTCACAACAGATAAAGCGTCATTAGATGTATAATACCAAAGGTTGACACCACTTCCACCAGCTAATCTGGTGAGCTTACTCATATCAAGAGCCATGATTACCCCCTATTAATTATTATCTAAGACTTCATAGATACCATTGTCATCAATAACAACAGCACCCATTGACATCATAGATGTTGCAAGATGAGATGCTTTCTCAGGGATATAGTTTATCTCTGTGGAAACATCAGAGTTTACGCCTAATCCTACAGCAGTAGTATGATAAGCCATATTCTTACCAGCAGTAATTGCAGAGGTAGAGAATATGTTGAAGCCTAGAAACTGCTTCATTGTCATACCACCAGCGAATGGTAGATTCTGCTCACCAACAAAGTCAGATGATGCAAACTCATTAATTAAGAATAAGTCTGCAAATCCCTTTGGGTGCATAGCAAGATAACGACCACCATCCTCAGGAATGTTTGCAGAACCAAAAGTTTCAAATAATGTAAGTAAGTCTGCTTTTTCAACAGCACTACTTGTATCATGTATTTGAGTTGAGTTAGCTCCAGCATCCATTGCTGTATACAGGATATCGTCAGTTTTTCGACCAAGAGCTGCTGCTGCTGACGTTGCAACTGCTTGTCTTTCGTCGATGTTAGTTTTGAGTTCATCTAGTTTGTCGATATATTCGGCAGCATAGAAATCACTCATGGTTGCTTCCACAGTTGTATGTGTTAGCTCCATAGGTGTTACCATACCATTTCTCGATTTAGTAGATGCAGTACCAGTTCCAATCTTTTGAAAACGAACTACGTTTCCAGCTACATTGCCAACAGTACGCACAGTATTCCGTAGTTTAGAACCCATACGCTGATATGCCATGTGAACATCAGACTCGAACTGTTTAATAAAGGCTGTATCAATTGTATTTGCCATTATTCAGCTCCATTGTTAAGTTTCAATTACGTCGCTGATTGTCCGTTTTGCACCTCAACATGATTGTCCACAAGGGGTCACTTAGTGCATAGTGGGTCTTGACTTACTAATTCTTTGCTCAAAATTATCCAAATTGCAATAGAAAAGTTTAATGAAGGGTGTAGAATTAAAGTAATATGGGTCATCTTCTTTAGAAAATCCCATAGATTCTAACCATTTTATTGTTTTTATTTGGTCTTCTGGTACATAGTTTTCTACAAAATCGTAGTCTATTTTTAGAAAAGACAGTATAAGTTTGCTGTGTTTAAAGATAAATAACCAATGTTTATCTATCATATCTGTGCCAAGAAACCATATTTTACCCACATGCATCATCTCATCAAGAGGTGTTACACCGCACATTGCAATGGGTTTACCCTTATGCGTAATAGTAAAACCTTTAGCACCATCTTCAAGAAATGGAACAGCAAGTGCCATCTCTGGAGATGCACCAACTAATGCACATTCTCGAACATCAGAAAGTCTTAGTTTATCAACAAGGTGGTCTACATCAGAAAGTTTACATGGTCTGAACTCAAACTGTCCTTTCTGAATGTATGTCATTTATTAAATAGTTTTTGAAAACCTTCTTCTACTTGACGAACATAGTTTGGGTCACGCTTTGTCATGCTCCAATATCTTTCGTCTTTCATCATCTCTCTTAGTCCAGCTTCATTTTGCTGACCAGTAGGTGCAGCATCACCAATAGACTGGCTACCTTTCAAAGCATTAATAACAGTTTCCATAGCCTTAACACCTTCGGCTGTTGAACATAATGTTGCAATCTCAGCATGTTGTTCTGGTGTAAAGAACTTATTCGACCATAGTTCTACTGCTTGTACTCTTTCTTTTGCATTATCACCAAGTGTTTTCATTTCTGCTTCTGGGTCAGTTGAGCCAATGTTCATTGCTTTTTTATACATTTCAATGCCTTCAGCAAACTCATCTTGGCTATATCCATTTTCAAATGACTGGTCAGCCCACCACTCAAGCAACTCATTACTTCTTGCTAACTCATCATCAATACCTTCTGGTAATATATAATCACCTTTCTTTTCAGGTCTGTCTTTATATGCTTCTGCTTCCAAGTCTTTCATTACTTGTGACTTTATATCATCTTCTTTCTGACTTAACTTACCTTCAAGTTGAGAGTAAGAGTTTGCCATATCTTCTGCTGATTTAAACTTCTCAGGCAACCACGCTGGTCTTTCTCCCATAGATTCAACACTCTGTTCCTCTGTTGGTGCTGATTCACTTGTAGGGGTTGTAGGGGTTGTAGGGGTATTATTTGTTTCTATTTGTTGTCCGACTGTTGTTTCACGTGAAACATTTTCTTCTGTTGTTTGGTCTTCACTCATTTCAATCCTCTCTTGCTACTTTATCACCATGTGCTATTCGTCTTTCAATAACACCTACAATAAACCTCGAACCTTCTGCATGTCTTAAAACTTCATCAGTTACTGCTGAACCATGAACTGCTTCAATGGTTATACTGCGTAAATATTTCAGCACCTCTTTACCAACTGGTGAGTTAAATAAAGCATGCATGTTAAGGCTTATAGTATCCTCATCATCTTTGCTTCTTGGGAATCCATCAAATCTACTTGAAATTGCTTTTGTTTCATTCTGCAGCGATTTGTTCATTTGGTGCTTCCTCCATTCCTTGACCCATAGCTTGTTGTGGTTGTTGCATTTGTTGTTGTGCCATCTGTTGAGCAGCAGCAACTATCTGTTGTCGTTCAGCAACATCTCTTATTAGCGTGTCAGGAACACCAAACTTCTTAGCTAGATGTGCAGCAGTCTGTTCACTATTAACCAAAAGATTAACTACTTGTGGACCAAATGCTCCTCCAACTAATTCCAACCATCTTGCTATAGCAGATATATCTGAGTTTGCTTGTGCCTGTGCTAATGGTGATATTGATTTAACTTTTATTTGTCTGCCATTTAATGTTGGCAGTTCTATGCGACCTTGTTTCTTAAGTATATGTACCACTCGAGCTAAAACTGGCTGTACCATTTCAGCTTGTAATCTTCCAAAAGCAGAACCCATACGTCTACTTAAGTCTGCCATTCTTTCTGCAACTTCAGTTGCACTAGCTGGTGTTCTATCTGGATTACCAAGCATATCATTATACAATGCTTTCTTAATATTATTACGCATGTCACTCAAAATAAAATTGGTAAAGTTCAAATCACCAGCTTGTCGAATAGGTTGTAGTCCTTGTGAGTTTGGTGCTTTGGGTATAACAGTCCCTGGCACAAGATTGATTGTATCTGGATTGATAACACCATCATCATCCATTTGATATATACCAGCTATTGCCATAGCAGCATTCTCAAGAATATCTTTTACTGTGAGATTAGTAGTCTTGATTGCACTTAATGCATTGAATAATGGACCTCTTCCATATACCTCACCAGAACATGTATTCCATCTAAAACATATATATGGATTACTACCAGTACCACTTAATGCTTCTGATTTAAGAACTGTCTTTGTTGCTGTTTCAATACATACATATAAAAAAGCATCTTCATTTAACTTTGAATAATCTTTACAAACAACTTCTAATAGTTTTGTTTTTTGGTCTGGACTAGCCATCATTGAATTTTGCAACTCTTGTGGCAACTCAATATCAGGAAATAAAATATGTAAATCAGAATATCGAACACTTCTTTCTCTATATACATGGTCAATATTATCATTCGGACCAACATCAAGAACTACATGCGGTAATGGTATAGCAGAAAAAGTAATTGGATTAACAGCATCCCCTTCAGAAACATAAAGCACACCAGTACCAACAGCCAAGTCCATAAATGATTCATGAACCTCTTGTGAAAAGTTTGAGTTCTGTAGTATCTCAAAAACAAACTCAGTTATTTCTTCAAGCTGATTGTTGATTGCATCTCGTTCTGATTCTGGTATTTCTGAGCCAGCAGTAAAATCAGCCCAACGAGCAAAGTTGGGGACAAGTCCTTGTTGGAGTCTTGATGCAAATTCTTGTACTCCAACAACAGCAGTTTCATCAAATATCTTTTCATCTCTACGTTCTCCTATGGTCTTAGACTTAAATGTTTCTCGCATAGGCATAGTAAATTCATAACAATCATCATATACATCTTCAAAGTGTTGACGAATAGCTTTCGCCTTTTCAAACTTTTCCATATAATATTGAGCTAATGCTTTTGGTTCTGTTGGCATACCAATATGCATATTAGTACCTTCTCAATCCTGTAGGTGTTTGCTCTCTACCCTGTGAAAGAAAACCAGACCCCCCTGGGCTGCTTGTAAATAATGAACCTCGACCAACTCTTCTTCTAAAGACTGTTCCTCCAGTATCGTAAAATAAACTTGTTTTGACTGGTGCAGACGTTTCTACTTCTTTCTCAAGAGCTTCTTGTCTGTTTTTTATTTTTACTTCTTCTTCTTCTTTTTTTGCTTGTCTAGTTTCTTCCTTAACCTCTTGTCTAGGTTCAGGAGTTCTACTACCACCACCACCAAAACACATGTTTACCTCCTTAAATCATTTCCAAAAAAGGTTCTAGTTCTACTAATACTAGGTCTTTTAAATAAATCAAAGCCTTTTCTTGCATTGAAAGCTCCTAAAGGTTTCTGTCCAGCCATCAAACTTCGCCCTTCTCCAGCACCTAACATCAAGTATTGCAAAGCATCATGAATATGAGAATACATATTTTTCTCAGGTTTATCTTCATATCTTTCTCCAGATACTTGCATTCTTCTATAGCAGTAGCCACCTTGAAATCCTTTGATAATCTGAGGACATCTTCTATCTATTAACAATCCAGATTTACCATCTACCATCTTAGTAAGTTGTGAAGAAACAGATTCAAGTCTTAAGTCTATGCTGTTGCTAGGAGCTGGCGTTGCTTTTAATCCAGCACCTCGCAATATTCCAAATGGTGTTGTTTCATCTGTCTGAGCTCTAAAGTCACCAGCTGGGTCACCATAAATATACACATCAAGATTATTAAATCGTGTAGCAATTTCTTGTCTAAGAAGTTCAGCAAAACGAACTATACCCATATCAATAGCTACAATCTCTGACTGTAGTAACCACCGACCTCGAACTTTCTGTCCAAACACAGCAGAAGGAGTAAGACCAAAATCAATTCCAATATAAAGAGGTACACCAGCAGCAATAGGTATTTCCTCTTCTGCAATATGTGTATCACTTACAAAGTCTGGATAAACTGGTTTACCATCTTGAATCATGCCAAGCCTATTCATAACATACACATCTATCCAACTTTTTGTTTTACCTCTTACAATATTTGGATAATACGTTTGTAATATGTTCTTACTGTTTTCTGCTTTAGAGGTTGGGGAATAGGATAATACTTCGCCCTTTTCTCCTAAGTTTTCTTTCATCGCTGCTGGTTGTGTATAGAAAGTCCAGTTATCAGGTTTGACTAACATGGTCGCTTGCTCTCTAGGTATGTGGTCTGGTATCGGAACTTCACCTGACATGATAGCCCACCAATGGTCTTCTTCTGGTGCATTGGTATCACAGATAACACCTGACCAACTAGACCCACCCTCTCTCATACTTGGATATCGACCAACACGCATAGTACACGCATCAATAATACTTTTAGGAATTTCTCTTGCTTCGTTTACCCAGATACCAGTTAGTTCCAATGACAATAACTTCTTCACATCTTCTGGTCTATCTAATGCCAAAAAAATTACTTCAAGGTCTAAATCATTCATCTGTATGTGATGTGTATAAGGAACAGACCAATGAAACTTTCCCCATTCATTCTCTGGAAACCAATCCAGCCAAGTCTTTATAGTTGTCGTTCTAAGTTGTGGGTTTGTATTTCGTATA